ATATCTATATATTGAAAATTGGTATCATCATTTGGAATTGATTCCATGATTTTAATCATGTCAATTGAATTAAGCGTTTTTTTTGTAGGTTTTTTCATAATTATATTTCGCCACAAGGCTTACAATTCTTTTTGAAATATACTTTGCAATCAGTCCCTTCGTGGTTGCATGGTTCGTCATTAAAGTAAACCTGACCTTCAGTAGCCTTAGAAGTAAACCGAAGGCAAGATAATTTTAGCTTGCATCTTTGAGGTTTACACATTGTAAAATCTGCCATATCAAATAATTTATTTTTTAAAGTAAATGATTTTGAATGCTTTAAACAAAAAAAAGGCGGGAAAATTTCCCGCCCTTTTACACTAAACACAAACACCAAACACTATTAAGTAGTCTCAAGGATAGCCTTTGCAGCTGCAAAAGTTCCTTTAACCAATACTGGAGTATCGTTAGCAGAAATAAACTGCACCAAACGCTGCTCAATTCTTACAGTCTTCAAGTTGTCGATAAAGTCATCACCTGACTCACCAATTGCTACTTGCAAACCGCTTCTCAAACGTACGTTGATAACTGAAAGGTCACCACCTACAAAGTTAGCAGCAGTTCCAGTCAAAGCGTTGGTTGGGATAATGTTTACACCCCAAGCAGTAATTCCACCTTGTGCGTTGAAAGTAACGCCAGCTGGCAAGATATATTGCTTTTCTGCATCCTTCTCAGAAAGCATCAAGTGATATTGTCCAGTCTCAACGAATACGCCAGTAGCAGTTCCGTTTGCAGCTCTTACTTGAGCGATGATTCCGTGGATAACATCCCAGTTAGTAGCAGACTCGACACCACCAGCCATTGAACCGCCAGTGAAAGTGGTAGACTTAGACAACAAACCAGCAAGCTGAGGAGATGTACCATTACCAGTAAACAATTGGTTTTCAATTACAGTCTCAACACGCTTAACGCCATTGGATTGGATGTAAGAAGCCAAGTAAGCGGCATCCTCAAGCATTTCCATAGAAACCTTCATGTGAACACCGATTTTCTCAACCTTAGCTCTCTGCTCTTTGTATTGAACGTCGATTTGAGTTTTCTCAGTTCCTTCGCCAATCATTACTGGAGTTCCTTGTTGGTCGTATTCTTCAACCCATACTGCATACTGAGTACCGATTGCTCCAACGCTTGCGTTAGCAAGGTAAACCAACAAACGCTGACGGATAGGAGAAACAACACCTGTAAACTCAGAGATTGTTACTTGTCCTGAAGACGCTTCGTTAGCAATAGTTGAAGCTAAAGTGATAGTTCCAACTGACTTCTCGTTAATTTCAAATACCAAAGGAGCCTTAAGACGAGCGTTAGGCTCATTCTTCAAACGCTCGATTTCAGCTTTAACTGGAGCGTAAGCCTTAATAAATGCAGTCTTGAAATCTTCTGCGGTTACTTCTTTCTCAACTGCGCTTTTTTGCATAGCGATGTCAAGCTTATCAAGTTGCTTTTGCATTTCTGCTGCATCTTCTTTACTTACTACATTGTCAAATGATTTCAACAATGCTTCAGCCTTTTCGAAAGCCTCGTTAGCTTTCACCTCTGCATTGCTTGCCTTAGCCTTTAGAGCCTCACCAGCTTCTGCAATGACTGCCTTTACGGCGTCGATTGTTAGATTTTCCATGATTCAAATTGTTTTTTAAGTTCGTTAATTGTTATTATTTCGACCTCTTCGGCTTTCTTAATTTCCAAAGTAGGCGCCGCTGGCTTTAGAAACTCCAAAAGTGATTTGAGTTGATTTTCTAGTTTTTCAAGGGTTTCGTCTGTTGCGTCAGATGTCTTTACAAACTTCTCAAGTCTGTTAAGATATTCGAATGCATCAGACTCGCTTTTCAGGTCAATAAATGTGGTCTCAGGATTAGCTCCTAAGAATTGAACGGCAGAACCCTCATACATCATTACTTCTTTAATTAGGTTTGCTTTGGCCTCTTGGTCGAACTGCTCTTTAATAGTTCTAAAGCCAAATGAATGCTGGTTGATTAGCTCGCTCTCAATCATCTTCTGAAAGTCTTGACCAGCAGCATGAGAGCCAATCTTTGCCTCGTAACGCAATCCTTTATTGTCTTCGTAAAGATTAGTGATTTTTGCGACAACCTTATTTTTGTCATGGTCAAGTAAATACTTGATTAGCTGCTTTCCTTGTGGTCCACGTTCCATGATTGTCTTGGTAAACGCACCAGCTTCGATAACGTCACCATCAAGGTCTTTATTGCCAAAAACGGCAAAGTAACCCGAAACAATCCCTTGTTTCATGTCGCTATCTGTAAAGCCTTGGTTTAATCCTTTTTTTACGAAACCCATATCGCTATTATCTTTTATTTCACCTAATTCTCTTAATTTACTTCTGCTCCATCCTAAAGCAGCCTTACCACCCCAAGCATCATACATAAGCAATCCGCAACCATCTGAATAAGACGTGGAGGCTTGTAAATCAACCTCGTGACGGCTTAAATACGAATACATTCGCTTAATGGTATCAATCGACAAAGGCTCGCCGTTCGCAAGCTGGTTGGCTCTTTGTTTGCCTACTGGCGTACCACAAGTTCCCCAACCATTCTCCTCAACATATTTTAAAACCCTTCTAGCGTTATTCCTAACTGACTGAGGATAATCGGAATATGATTGCTCGGCTTTTTCTAGCATTGCTTATTCGTTTACCCAAATATACAAAGAAAAAAAATTAGGAAACAAAAGGCGATTAAATCACAAATGCATTAGGAAAGTTTCGGCGTGCATAAGACTCTGAAACATAAACAACAACGCAACTGCAATTTACTGTTTGAGCGGCTCCTCCGTTAATATCTCCTGGTTTGTCCATTTGTACAATGGTAAAATTAGGATTGGTAAATTGAAAAAATAAGTCTGCTCTAATTGGTTTGTCTTGCGCTTGTATGTGCTGGATTCTTGGCTCTCTAGCTCCGCCGTGAATCCATATTTTCCAAAGTTGAGTTCCAGTTTGATTTGCCCAATCCTCTGCTGATTTCTTTTTACCTTCATTGTAGGCTCGTGTTGATTCTGTCCTTGCTATTGCTCTTGCACGTTTTATGTCAGGGATAAACTCTAATAAAAGCCTTTCAATCTCAAAAGGATTTAATCCATCTTCAATACCTTGAGCAATAATTTCATTAACCTTTTTTTGAGTTGTGTTTGTTACATCCAAAATAAGCTGACCAAGGTTTTGCAAAACCCAGTCCTTAATCCATTCCTTCCAAGTGTTTAAAAAGAAATTATCGGGAATAAAAGCCTTCTCTCTGTTGTCTTGTCTTATGCGATTAAACTCTTTGCGTGCTGAATCAACAAAGACATTTTGGTAAAACTCGATGTAAGCGTTTTGCATAGGCAACAATGGAACAACTGGTTTTGCCTGTTCCTTCAATGCCTCTGTAAATATTTTTACTCCAAGGCGTTCGTATCTCTTTAAGTCTGCTTGCGCTGACCTTCTAACCTTAGAATAATTTATTTTTCTCATTGCTTAGGCTTGGAAATCTACAAAGTCAGTTGCTGCACCTCCTAAAGCCTCCTCGCTTGGAATTACATTGCTAGGAATCCAATGCACATTCATTGCTGGGTCTTCGCTTGCGTGCCAGTTTAGTAGGCTTCTAACCTCGTTACCAGTAAAGTAAGGTGACTTGCCATAAGTGTCAAGAATTACCTTTACATCGGGTTGTAACTCGCTAAAGCTAGAAATATCAAAGTCAATAACGTAATCCATGCCATAAGACTTGCCAAGCCATTGAGTAAACTTCTCCTCAATCATTTGAAGCTGCGGCATAATTACGTCAGTAACCAAAGCCTTTTGAGCGCCTTCTAAGTTGGCATAAGTAGCGTTAGACGTAAATAATACTGGATTAACTCCCCAAAGACCGCAAAGGGTCTGCAAGTCCATGTTTTGAGAGTTAATGATATCCATTGCAACTGGAGACAATCCGATTGCATCGTAACGCAAAGGAATAGAAGAGGCAACTATTTTATTAATGTTTTTATTGCCATTAATACGTTCGTCAATTCTTTCATCCATTTTTGCCCTTTGGTCAGGCGATGGCCAAAACTCAGGGTTTGTAATGTTAGGCGAAATAATACCTTTGGCGCCTCCGTTTTGGAAAGTCTTTTGCTTTGCCTCGGTCGCTTCGTTGTTTGCTTGTAAGGTCTTTAAACCAGCCAATAGGGGAGGCATACCTCTAAGTTGTGCGCCGTTCAAATCCCAAGTAAGGTTTGTGGTTTTGATGTGCAATACTTGTTCTGCTGGTATCTCAATGTTTTGGTCGCCAATAATCAATTTGTAGCCTCTCACAGGCTCAAACAAATTACCAGCTACAATTTCCACATAGTTTGACGGCATTACGTACATCTCCTTAATCTTGCCCTTATTTGGTCCTTCAGCTGGAGAAAAGCCATAAACAAATATTTCACCGCTAGTATTGTACCACGTTAGCATGGCATCTAAAAACTCCGCCCAAGTTTGCATCGGGTTAGGGTTTTTAATTAGCTGGCTTACTGGGTCAGAGTAATTAACATCTTGCAGCTCTTTTTTTCTAAACGCTATGCTTTGCAATCTGTTTAACTCCTTAGAGTTGTATTTCCCCCCTCTGTATTTCTTTGCTGCTTGAGTTTCTTTATAAACGTAAGTAGGGCATTGCTTGCCCTTCTCTGCTATTTTTCGAATAATTGAATAAACTAAAGCGTTTCCCTTGTAACCTTGGTCAATAAAAGTTTGCTGGTTTGAGTCATACCAAACAACAAGAGTCGAAGCCGTAAATTGGCCGTATAGGATTTGATTGAGCAGATTTACATCGGGATAAGTCTTGGTTGGCATGACTTGTGGCGTGATGTAATTCTGAAGAGCCTTTAATAGCATAGCATATTCGTTTTAACAAATATACCTATTTATTTTTTTCTAAAAATGTAGTTCCATAAAACCAAATTACAAGCATTGAAGCTCTTGCTACCCAATGCCATGTAAGCGGATTAAAATCTAAAGTTATAAATGCAATCAGCACGTATGTGATAAACATTAGAATAATCGCTGCAATTGTTTCTTTGCTCATATTGAAAAGGTAAATTTTGAACCCAAAAGTAATTCGGTAAATCCCCAAACAAGCGCATCTACTCGGTCAGGCGACTTGCCTTTATCAGGGTCAAATGTAATCATTTGATTTTCAAGGATTGGAAATTGGCCAATGTGATAAATTTTATTTTGCTCATAAAGTGAATAGATAGGCTCGGCTCTGACGTATTTACCCTTAGTTGCATTTACTAGCTTTATTCTTGCGGTCGTGTTTTGCGACCTTAAAACGCTTTCTACCATGTCTCCACCCATGTTTTTCTCGGCAACTATGCAATCGGCGTTCCAGCGTTCAAATGCTTTAACGGCAACTGCTGCCCATTGGCTAGGTGAGTATTTACCACTTAAATCTTCCAACACATATCCATTTCCATTTGAATCTTTAGCACAGACAATTATACCCGTCTCATCTGAATCTAAATTGGCGGATGCCGCTGGGTCAACTGATATGACAATGCGTTCTAATTGTGGCGAATTCGCCATTCTAAGACGTTCAATTATTTGCCTATTCCACAACATCCCCTCGGCGTCTTCGAGCCAATGGCCAAGGAATAAATGATTGTAGCGATGTAGGTTTTCAGTTCTAGTCCGTTCAGCTTGGGCCACAAAAGATGGAGACAAGTTTTTTTGGTTGTCTAGGTATGTGGTATGAATGTAGCTTGTGTCTTCTCTTTGATGCTTTACAAATCTGTTATAAATCCAATGAGATTTGTAACTAGGATTCATTACCAAAATAACTCTGTTTGGCTTGTTTACGGCACGAATAGATAGGTCGATTCGTTCGAATACATCCTCATCCATTAACTCCTCGGATTCGTCAAGAATAAAGGTTGTAACGCCAGCAATTGACTTGAGATTAGCCGTTGCAGTCCCTTGGCTAGTCTTTATGCCTCTGAATAAAATCTTTGAGCCTGTTGCCTTGTTAATGATTTCTGACTGGGTTATTTCAAAGTCCTCCGCTTTATTCATCAAATCAATTTTGTCGATGAATTCAGGAATAATCGAAATAAACGCAGAGGTTAGAGTCCAACGAGTAAAAAGGATTACGTGGCCCTCTTCGTAAGTTAGGTTTAACAGAAACATTGACAATGTCCACGACTTACCACTACCTCGACCTCCAGTTATAAGGTAATAACGTGTTTTAGGAACCTCTAAAAATAAAGGCTTGTATTTGTCTATTATTCGGATTGAATCCACTCTATTGGTGGCGTTATCTTGTCGCCTTTAGTTGTATGGTCGTGGTCAAACTTATCTCGTTGTCCTAGTCTTTGTTTGCCTAGCCAAATAAGCATTCCACGGTCTTTATCCTTTAAAGCTGCTTCGTATTGCTTGGCAAGTAACAACGCATCTCCCTTGCTCCTATTTTGCCGCAAAAACTCGGTAAAACCCATTGCGAGGTCATCCTTGCATCGGTTGTAAAATGTCTCCTCGTCAATGCCTAAATAGGCAGCGCATTGAACTCCTGTACATCCAGCCTGAACGAGTCGCCCCATTTCTATCCAGTCGATTGGTGATTTTGGTCGTGCCATTATTTTAATTCAAATGAAACTGTAATTCTATTTTGAGATGTGTTCATATTTCCAACTGTGCTACCTTTACTTTGACTTTTTGTTCTTCCACTTCTAGTACAAATCCAATTTTTTGATTTTTTTAATGAATTTATTAATGATGGTGAAGAAGAAACGATGTTAAATCTCTGTTGTTGTTTTTTGTAAAAATAACCAATCTCATTCAATAATTTTATGCCTATACCAAGACCTTGATAATCCGGAAGAACAACCAATCTGTGAACTTTTTTTATATTTTTTGCACTAGGATGTGGAAAATGTAAAATTGAAATGAATCCTGCTACTTCATTATTTACAATTGACACATAAACTTCTGATGCATTATTATGAGAATGACTTAAATAGTGATGCTTTGCAAACATTTTCCATATTCCCTTATCTTTTGTGTTGAATATTTCAAATTTAATTTCTGGTCTATTTTTTTTTTGCCCTTCAAGAGATTGAAAGGTCATTGTATCAGTATTAAAAATCCAATCAGGCAAAAGCCAATCTATTATATCAAAATGGCAAGAAATTGCTATAAATTGTTTTTTTGTCTTTCTAATTGCTTTTTGCATTGCAAATGAGCCTATTTGAGCAACTTGTCTGTCAACGACAGATGTAAATTCGTCAAAAACAAATAAATCTTGATTTTCAAGAATTGCTCTTGCTAAATCAACTCTCATTTTTTGACCATTAGATAAAACTGAATATGGTTTTAGCCAAGATGGAGGAGAAGAAAATCCAACAGAATTAAAAGCTTGAGTAATATCATCGATTGAACAATTTTTAGGCATATCATCCAAAACTGTCTCTGACTGATAATCATAATTAGTAATATATGATTCGGGAAAAAGTTGTTTTGCTATTGTTGTTTTTCCTGTACCTGATTTTCCAACAATTATTCCTATTTGCCAATTGTTTGACAAATCAATATTACCCTCAAATTTTTCTACAATATGTTCTGATTGTAAATCAAATTTACCAATTACTGAAGCAACTCTAAATGTTTGCTTTGGTTTTACTTCTTTTATAATGTTAAAAGTCGGCATTCAAATCCTAGTTCAATAAGTTTGTTATAAGTTTTCTCTTGTTCTTCTTCTGAATTACAATTAACCTCAATTTTAAACATTTGAGTTAAACTATCCGATAAATCTTTTGGTTCTTGGAAATCCTCAAATTTTGGTATATCCAAACCCCATTCCTCTAATTTTTCCGCATCCCATTCGTTAGCCAACTGCTCCCAATCCCATTCACCAAAGCCAACGTTGTCTTTAATTATAAATTGCTTCTGCTCGTCTTCTGTTAAGTCTTCTGCAAAAATGATTGTAACCTCCTTTAATCCTGCTTCTTTGCAAGCTTTTAGCCTCATATTACCCCCAAGCACAATCATATCTGAGTTAACTACTATTGGCCTAATTTCGAGCATCTTTGGAAACTCCTTAATTGATTTAACAAGCTTGTTAAACTTGTCATCCTTAATCAACCTTGGGTTATTAGGATTACTTTTTACCTCTGAGATTTTTACTTTCTGTATATTCATATTGCTTTAATTTAATTTTAAAAAAAAGCTTGAGCAGAACCCAAGCCTTTTTCGATTAACAAAAACCCAAAATAACTACATTAATATTATTGTTTGACCAGTAGGCTCGCCTGTAAAATTGCAAAGCTTTCCGTTCCATTCAAATCTAACTTCTTTCTCTCTTCCTTGGTAAGATGCTGCTAGCGTTCTAATCTGTCTTTGTACTATATCCATACTTTCAAACTTTCCCTTTCCTTTGTTTGACCAAGGGGACCATTGTCCGTCTCTTAATCGGTAACGAATCTCCAGCGAATAGTCAGGCTTTGAAATTGGGTAACCTTTAGCCATCTTTTCGCTTTATTACTACCTCCAAACCAATCTCGTCACAAATCTTGCGCAAGTTAAAAAGGCTTATTGACTCCAAGCCATTCTCAACATGGTTAATTGGTGCATGACTCAATCCAATTTTCTTGCACAAATCTAGCTGATTGTATCCAGCTTGCTTCCTTGCTTTCTTAATTAGTAACCCTTCGTAAATGCTCATTGTGTTAATCTTTACGCAAATATAAGATTGCGATTTGATTCCAAGTTAAAACCAAGATTTTTGTTTAATCCGTACAAAAACCAGCTTGGCATCCGCTACCAGTTCCAAAAAAAAAGTCTTGTTGCAAACCTATTGTTTTAATTTGCTCATAACTCATTTCCTTTTTCCATGTTGCTTTTTTTTCTTGGTCTGCAAACCATTGCATTTTTAATGGCTCATTATCCCAATTTTTTCTAAGTTGTTGTACTGGCTTCCAAAAGCATCCAACGCAATTGCTATCTGATGGAAAGATAATGCCACTTTTTTGCGCCCACTGGTAAATCGGGTAATGAGTAATTTTATTTTCAATTAATGGAAAATAACCTTCTCTCCATTCTATTTCTTGCCATTGGTTTCTATTGTTTTTTTGCCCAACAATTCCTTTAAAACTTGTACTAAACCTTTCTGCACGTTCCTTTTCGTCGTACCTAAAGCCAACGCCCATTTTTACCTTTTCGCCAATGTTTTTATACCACCAATCAAATATTGGTCGCATTTTCATTTCTGTTGTACAAAACCTCCATTGCTGATTTGGTATTGCCTTTTGCTTTTTGTTTAGTGCGTCAAATGTTTTGCCAGCAACCCAAATAATTTCCTTTCCAAGTAATTGTTCTAAGTCACGCATTGCGTACAAAGTCAAGTCGCTTTCTGCCGTTGCAATAAAATCTTTGCTTAGTTTTTCTGAGGCATATTTTACAAGGCTTAAATCTTTAGGTTTGCAATTGATATCCTCGATTTGAACCAAGGCGAAAATTTCGTAATCGGCTGGATAATGCAACGCTAAATAAGAAGATGTCTTGCCTCCGCTTAAACTATTTATTGTTTTCATTAAAAAGGTAATAGCTGATAAATGCCCATTTGTATAAACTCTTCTCCTTTTTTTACCAAGCACTTGCGCACGTTTAACTCAAAAACGTTTTTGTCGTCAAAACCGTACTTTTTCTGTGCAATGTCCATCAACAACTTAACTGGGTTGTCTAGGTCACTTGCCTTGTTGCTAAAGCCAAAGAAAAACTCAACTCGTAACATTTCGCTTGTGTCTACTTTTGACGCTGGCATACGCAAGAGCATTGCTTTCTCGTAATCTTTGTAGGCTGGCGTTTTAAATCTTTTCCCTTGCCAAGCTAAATTGACGCTTAAAGGCTTCTCGTTTATTTTAAACTCAATCATTTGCAGCGTTCATAAATCCAAGACCAAGCCAAGGTCCACAAAGCCAGCAGCACAATAAAAAGCAGTAGGCTAGAAATCTTTAGCAACGCCAGTAAGGCAATGCCTACTAGCGCTGCAAAGATTGCGTACAAATCGTTTTTTTTCATTTAGAAGGGTAAGTTATCATTTTCGACAATGCGCTTCTCTGTCGGCTTGTTTGCTACCTGTACAGGCTTCCAATCGTCTACCTCCAAGTAATGCGTTGCTTTGCCTTCCACTTTCTCTTGCTTTTCCTTCATTACTAAATTTACCCACTCGGTATCGTTGGCGTTTAGGTATGCCAATAATTTTTCAAGGTCAGTTCTGCTTTGGCTAATTTTAGTCATTGTGCCAAATTTTGTTTGGATAATCTTTGCGTTTCCGCCGTAAATCTTGCTCATAATTGTTTTGGTTATATTAATTTATCTAAATCCTTGTTTTCTCTGATTGCTTGTAAAATAAACAACTTCCAAATTTTGTTCTTGGTCTTGGCTCCAACGCTAGTCTCGTCTACATATCTAACCGTCAAGCGTAACTCTTTACGCACGTCGTTCTCCATCTCTTCCACGTTAAACTCCCAAGGCTTTAAAATTCCTTTCTCTTGAAACTTGTTAAACCAATTCATACCCCATTCTGAAATGTCTAAGCAATAACCTGTCTCCTTTGCATACTGGTAATTTTTTCTAAAAATCTGTTTACCAACCTCAATCCAGTAGGCAATCTCTTCGTTAGTTGGTTCGCTTTCTTTGTTGTTTAAAGCTTGGACTTCTTGCACAATTTGGCTTTGGTGGTGCGCATAGTATTGATTAATCCAAACGCTAACGGTCTTTTCGTTGACGTGGTAAAAATCGCCGTACTGGCCCCTCATTCCAGCGTGTAAAATGTAATTAACTCGGTCCTCGGTCATCCAGCCATAAGAGCCAAATAACTTGCTGAGGCAACCAAGTAATTCGTTTGCCTCTTCTTTTTTGTATTCCTTAAATTGTTTTAGTCCGCATACGAACTCCATCTTTCGCAGGTGCGTTAAAATTATTTCATTCATTGTTTAGGTGTTTTTGTTTTTGTAAGTCTTCGTAAAGTTCGTCAAATACGTTGTAAGTCTTTGACTTTTCAGCAGGCTTGTAGCTGGTTTTTAAATTATTGGCTAGGTAAAGATTAAAACTATTCTCGGCCTTTGAGATTGTCATATTTTCGCCCTCTTTTAAAACCGCCCATTTTTTAAATAATCTTTCAATTGTATCGGTATCCGTCGAATGTACCTCTGCCATTCTTTCAAAGTAAGGTCGTTTTAAAGGCTTTTCTTTTATAAAATCATTAAAGATATACTCCAAAGAAAAAAGAGCGTTAGCGCCTATTTGTTTATTTACACTACCATTTACATTAACATTATCATTTACATTAACATTACCATTTACATTAACAGCTAGGTTTGCTAGAGAATTTGTAGCATTGCTAGGATTTGCTACGTCGTTTCTAGCATTGCTAGCTTTTGCTAGACCTCCCTTTTTTCCAGCTTCAGACCTTAAATGTTTTTTCTCATCCCAAATCTTTAGGTCCCTTTTAAGCTGGGTCTTAATTGGAAGAAAGGCAAGTCGAACAAACTTGTCGTCAGCCTCAGGATTTTCGTCATTAACGTAGCTAAAAATATGCTTAATTAACTTTCCAGCTTGCTCATCGTCAAGCTCTTCAAAGACTTCTCTTTGGTCAGTATAAAGTACAAATGATTTTTTGCCTTCCATAAAATAAAAAACCCAACTGGTGGTAGACAGTCGGGTTCAGGTTAAAGTTAACCTATGGAATTATTCTAGCTACCACACTGGAATAATTCGATACACAAATATAAATCTTTTTGATTTATCCAACAAGACAACGCTTCTTTAGTTGAAAATAAATACAACCGTAGGATAGTCCCATTTCTTGCGCAATGACTTTAATTTGTTTTCGGTCTCGCCAGCCTTCAAATATTAGCTCTTTCTCATATTCAGTTAAACTGCGTCCTCTCATACTAAATCTTTTATTTTAACAAGCACGCCAACGCTGGTATTGTTGTCTCCACCTCTTACGTTTGGTCTTGCTTTTCCTTCGTCTACTAATTTTTTTACAAGCATTTTAAGTTCGTCTGTTTTAATTACAATTGCTTTAAATTCCGCGATTTTATAAACCCAATAATCGGCTTGAGTTGTGGCAATGCCTGAGAGTTTACCTCGGCTTTCGTATTCAATGTAAATGTTTCCAGTCCTTGCAGACATTCGGTCAGTCTTGACCTCAAATTTGGAATTACTTACAATGTCGTGAAACCAAGTTTCTCCCTCGACAATGCCATACTCTAAGTCGTATCTAAAATCGCTATTAAACTCCACGCTTTAAAAAGTAGCGTGCAACCCTCTTGCCATTTTCTAGCGTAACCATATCGGTCACAACGTTCAAACCTTTGTCTCTAAGGTCTGCAATCCTTGCGGCTAGTCTAAAGCATCCAAACTGGTTTAAAGCTTCTAGCTGGGTCAAGGAATAGCCATTTAATAGCCATCCCTTGATTAGTGCGTTTTGTGAGTCTGTGCTTGTCATTAGTTCATTAATTTTTCTATCTCTAAAGTTGCATCCGTGTATACTTGACGAAATTCGTATTCATTTAAAGGCTCAATTTCATTTTTCGCCCAAAAGTCTGCGTGCCATTTAATCAAATCAATTTTGATATAGGCATAAATGAACAAATCAGGTAGGTAATTAGGGTTTACAACTAGGACATCATTGTCGTTTAAAATCATGTAATGAAAGTCTAATATTTTAAAATACTTAGGCACATCAATTTCAAACTCTGTTAATTTGGTTGATTTAATTGTGTAAAAATTCATAGGTGTTTGGTTTTATTGTTGCATTAATTTAATGCCTAGCATATAGCCAAGCGCAAAGATGGGGGACATTGCTACAATGAAGTAGATGATTTTGCCTGTAATTTTAAGTGCTTTTTTCATAGGTGTTTGTTTAAATGTTTAACAAATATTAAAATAATCTAAGAAATAAAAAAGATTTTATATTTTTTTCTCAATCATTTTTTTAGCCTCAGCAACATCCAGCAACTTCTTAACCTTGCGGAATTCTATGTTTTGGTCCTCTGCTATTTCTCGGCAGCAATACCCATAAGTTGCCAAAGTTAAAATTCGACTAATTTGGTGGTCGCTAAGGATTTTAAAAATGTTTTCATCCATTAGCTTACGTGGGTGGATTTCGTGAAGCTTCATTTTAGTATAGAGTAGGTAGCCTACCTTTTCTGCATCCAATCCTAGCTTTGCCGCTATCTTTTTACGTGTAAATCCTTCGATGTACAAGCGCTTTATTTCGTCAATTATCTCTTGAGTTTCCATAGTCTTTCAAAGGTTTCGTTAAATGGTAGTTTTTCAGTTTGATAGGTAGACTTAACACCTCTTGGCGCTAGGTCTGCTGGGCGTTGAATGAATTTGCCTAAATAGATGTAATTGCTCATTTAATTTGAAGATTAAAGTTTTCAATTAGTCTTGCTCCAGTAATATTCTCGCCTCTTTTAATGGCTTCCTTGATTGCTACCTTGTCAGCAGTTACCACGTTTTTAATGTTTACAAACTGGCTAGGTAAAGCCTCCAAAATGTCAACATCCACCGCTTCGCTACGGCGCAAACTAAGCTTGAATAAAGGACTTTCGATTTTGTCGATTGCACTTACCAGCATTGCCTCTCTAAGCGCTTCCTTGAGCCTTGTAATGGCTCGTTCCTTACTGTCTTTCATTTCCTTGAGTCTTTTAATCTCTTGGTCGATTGCATCGCTATCGCTTTGAATGTTTGCGATGACCTTAGCGTAGTTGCCAGCCTTGGCTTGGAGTTGCTCTTGGTTAATTACCAGCATTGCTTCCAGTTCGGGAGTCAATTCTTCTGTTTCCAATAGGGAGGCTAACTCTAGAGCCTCCCTTGTAATTTCGTATAAATTTGCCATTATAGTAATCCGTCTAAGGTGTCCTTTTGGTCCTGTGTTAATTCGTATTTAGTCAAAGCATCTTTGGCCTGCTTGCGCTGGGCATCGGTTCCGTTTAGGTAGCGAACGATGTATGCAAATTGTTCTTCGGTTGGTTTGGTTTTAACAACCGCTGGCACTTGGCGCACTGGTCTAGTTGCAGCCTCTCCATCGTCATCACTAATAGCTAGGTTTAAAATGCTTGTAATGGCGTAACGTCTTGCGTAACTAATTGCAGACCCTTGCGCTTGTGGGTCGTTCTGTCTAACCACTTGCAATGTGTAGGTTGCTGAAATGTACTCGCCACTCTCGGCGTGAATTAGCATTGTTGTCAAGCCGTCGCCGTTTGGAAACTGGCTAAGGATTAACCCAGCCTTTTCTAGCGGTTCGCTGACCTCTGTAATGATGTGAGGTAAGCTGGCGTAATTGGATTTGAAAAATGGGTTCTTAGCATCTTTGCTAATTTTACCAACCATTGCATGAAACTTGGCAAGTCCTTGCGTTAGGTTTTGGATACTCTGTGATTTTTCCATAGGTGTTTGTTTGTTAAAGGTCTCGTTCAATGTGTAATACTAATTCATAAATAAGGGAGTTGGTAATTGTCACCTCATCCCAGCCGTTGGTCTCTTCGTTAAACTTCGTGATTGATTTGGTTGTGTCAATCTCAACCTCAACCTCAGAGTCGCCGCAGTAATCCCAGTCGGCTTCCTCGCCGCATTGCTTAACCTCGTAATGACCAGTCCAGCAATACTCCTCTCCTTCGTAAAAGAATAGCACCTCTTGGTCGAGGTACATTTCAGAATCGTTAAATAGTTTTCCCATAGGTGTAGAAAGTTATGCCCCCGAAGGGGCGTTTGGTTTATCTTAAGAATAGTTCAGGCATTGAGTTAATTAATTCCATTTGTTGTTTAATTAATTTTCTACCGCCCATTCCACCAATGCCTTCGCCTGTTTCTTTGATTGATGCGGTGTACTTTGTTGTTGACCATGCTGATTTTTTGCAAATAATGAAATGACTATACGCTTGAACTACGAAAGTCATGTTTGAATACTGAACTTCAATTGTTTTAATTTTTCTTGTCTTGTTGTTTTCTAGCGTTTTCATAGTGTTTTGGTGTTTTGTTGTTGTTTGATGAATCAAATATCTTAGAAATAAATTAGAATAAAAAATATTTCTAACTTTTTTTTTAACAAAAAGCGATATTTTTTTTCAGTCTCGTTTTTTATGCTTTTAACTTGCGTATGGAAGAGGCACAAATAATTAATCCGTTTGGCTACCTGAGCGCATCCAAGGTGCTAGACGAGAACAGAAAGCCAGCTGATTGGTGGCGGCAATACCTTGAGTTTAACCAGGTTGTTGCTGAGAATGAATTTTACATTTTGTTTGCCGATGGCTTACTTGTTAAAAAAGGAAAATCTAAATTTAGGACATCCCAATATGTTAAAGGAGAAAAGTACATTGATTTTAAGACGTTTTACAAGCAAGCGAAATCTGAAAAAGATTCCAGCGATGCTTGGGTTTTGTATGGTGACAATTTGCCTTATTAAATGGTTGTATGAATTTCTAAAAATACATGGATAAGAATTTTTTTGCCGTACAAGTTACGGTTGTACTTGAGGAAATACGGGATTTGCTAATTGCTAAAAATCAAAAATACGGCAACTCTGCATTAGAGCCTCTAGGTGTGTTCAGTCACTTGTCCGCAAAAGAAGGACTACTGGTCCGCATCGATGACAAGCTAAAACGAATTAAGAACGGAAGCTTGGAGAAAGACGATGAGGATGTTATAAACGATTTGATTGGATACCTTGTCTTGCTAAAAATTATTGGAAATGAGTCCTGATATAGCAAAATGCCTAGGGACAAATTGTCCCTACAAAGAAACTTGTTACCGATATACGGCAAAGCCTAGTGATTGGCAAAGCTATTTTTCTGTGCCTCCTATTAAGGATGGTAAGTGTGATTATTATTGGGGTGAAAACTCACAAAATATTTGGAATCAGCTAAAGGATATTGTCAAGCCTAAATGAGTAACTCGGATAATATCCGAATTAAAACAACTTTTTAGACACTCCTATCTGATGTATCTTCTGTAATGGTTGATACTGATATTCGAACAAATATTTGTTGTCTAAGTAGGCAACTTTTCCGCTAGGCTGCATTAAAGAATTGATGCCTGCACCGAGGTAAATTCCTTTCGGTTTTTCAATAATTGTCTTAGTTTCCGTGTTCGTAATGGTATTCGTTACCACAGGTATCTTATAGTCGTTAGAAGCGGTCATTTTAAGCACCTCTCCAAGGACTTCACCGCTTATGCTTGTACTTCCATGTTCAAATGGAAAAGACGCCTTAAATTGACTAATTTGTGGCTTAAAATCGATTAGTATTGTATCCCTTAAAACTTCGGTTTTTATCTTGGTTTGAGGGATGTAAACCGTCTCCAATTTGTCGACAAACAAAGTGTCCGTTTTTGTCACGGTTTCAAACTTGTAGACAGTTTCGCTTTCAATCTTTGGAAAAAATATGTACGCAACAAGTATTCCCGCAAAAAAGGATAGCGTTGCAATTTTAATTTTTTGATTGTCAGTTGAGAATTCCATTATTGCTCAATAAATAGGTTGTCTTCTTCAAGAATCTTTCTTAACTCCTCACGGCACCATTTATAAGCCTGATAAGTATCATCAGATAATTCCTTGTACTTCATTTCAGAACGAAGAAGTTGGTCAAAGTCCCAAATGGCACTCTTATAGTTATGTCCGTTAATTGCTGCTTGGAAATCGTCGTTTTCGTCAGGCAAATCAAATTCTAATACTGCTTTCATAACGGAAATTTACAAGAATCGACTAGCAACTCCCAAGTATCACTTTCTTTAGTTCTTATTCGTCTGCCATCTAGATTTAAAATTCTACCTCCAGTTGGCTTAATTGGAGCGCCTCTTTCAATATGCCATCCACCAAATCCGTCTTCATACTCTTCCTTATAAGCGCCAGTAATAGCAAGATGGATTTGCTTTTGTACTAACTCATGGCAATGCTTTCCTGTGTTATATTGAACCGCATCCCTAGCATCGTTTCTGCTGGAGTTCTCGTGAATGTGTCCCATCACGAAAATGTCCATGTTTTCATACATTTCAAGCGCACGAGTTAAGTTAATTGCTCCCTTAGTTACGACTCCACCGCCTCCGCTTCCATGAAAGTATTTTAGCATCTTAGTCATAAAAGTATTGCCTTCCAATTGCTTTTTGATAACTAGCCATCCTCCATAACCTCCAGTATAAACGCTGGTCTTATTCTTATAATTTAGCAAGTCAACAAACCTTTGCAATGGGTCAGTCTCTAAATTCTTGATTATAGCCGTTTCGTGGTTTCCGTAACCGATAACAGTCAATAAATGAGCGTAAGGACTCCACCAATCAACCGCATCCTCAATAACCGCATCCAAATAATTGTTTACATTATGTTCGGGTCGAATGTCTTTTTTACTTCGCCTTGGGTCCCACTTACCCATCATTAAACAGTAGAAATCGCCGTTGATAAAGATTGGCATTTCTTGTTCTTTGCAGTAGTCCAAGTGACGCTTTAGTTTTTCTCTGTCACATTTAGGGTTGTCCCAGTGAATATCCGATAACAACGCAATTTTGGACTCTGTTTGGTCAAGGCTAATTTGGTGCAAATTCCTTGAGATTTTTTTGATTTCCATCAAATAGCTAGATAGGTTGTTTTTCCGTTAGTCCTTATGGCTTTAAGCTTTTGCTTTCGGTTTCCGCTTTTCACAAAGCTGACGTGTACCCAGTCGGGATTAAAATCCGTTCCAAATTCCCAAATAAGCTGGTCAAAGTCTAGCTTGTTTTTGATGAAATCAAATACCATTCGATTAGTCACCTCTCCATTGCCTCCATCCATATCGATGTCAATGGCTTGACCTTTGCAATGCTGAGAGGAAGGACTTCCTTTAATGAAATCATTGAGAGCTTTGCTTCTGTAACCGCTTGAGATAAAAATAGGAACTCCAAAGTGGGCCCGAATCGGTTCAAATACCCTTTCAGCTAAAACCTTAAAATTTTCAAGATGCTCTGCCGTAGGAGTATTATCTATTCCGTGCCTCTTACCCGTTTCGCTTCTAGTTAATTCAGCTAAATTAAGATTAGGACTGATTTTCATTTTTATCTGTTTTTTTAAATATCTTTTCAGCTGCGGTAATACCTAAAGCGGCCGCACTTAATGCAGCCACAGAATAAACTAAAGCGTCGTTTGGATTAAAATACAAAGTCCAACACAAGGCAATTGCAGTTAAAACACCAACAAGTCTTTTGCTAGATGCTTGTCCATGCTCGGAAAGAAATCCTTTTGCCCATGTAAAAAACTTATTCATCTTCCTTGTCCTCTGTATTTTTTTGGCTTATTTAATGCTTTAGAATACGCTTTTTTGGCTTTCCCGTTTCGCCGTGTTCCAAATGTTACCTTTACTGAACTTGTAGCAGCTTTAGACTTTGCCATTGGTTTTCTTTATTTCGTTTCTAATTTTATAAACCAAATAAATTATTGATAAAATAGAAATTACCGAAGTAAAAACTACGTTGACCATTTGCAGACCAGCCATTGCCGTGACATTTGCAAAGATTGCTAGGAAGGTAGATGGTACTCCCAACTCATCGCTTTTCAATAAATTCATTTCATTTAATACCTTTTCGTTTACCAAAAATAAGGCATTTTAAAGCAAATAAAAAAGGGCTAAAATTTAGCCCTTGTATTACCATTACTTTTCCTTTAAAGCCTCGTAGAGAGGCCCTAAAACAAGCACAGTAAAGCCTTTAGCCTTGACCTTTTCTTTGATTAGGTCAGCATCGGATTTGCTTACTTCAATCTCTCCTTCGGAGTAATAGATTTTCTTAGCCAACTCGTAAAGACGGATTGGGTCTTCTTTCTCTTCGGCAGCAAACAATGCGTTGCCTACCATTTTAGAAAGGAGCATTTCTTCGCCTTTCTCGTTTTGGATTGCGTTGCCCTCGATGTCAGTTAGGGCGATTGCTAGATTTACATTCATGGTACAAGTGTAAGGTTTAATTTTTCGGCAATATACTCAAACGCATAATCATTGGAGCCGTTCCAAGACAAATAATCTTCTCCATTTAGAGAAATATTTCCCTCGGCAACTGACTGACCAACTGATATTGGCATTGCCTCTGTTCCTTGACCACCTGTCAATAGTTGGTAATAGAAAGTGCAAGCACTCTCAAGGTTATCGTTTACGATGATTGCGTTTAGCAGACTAGCCTCTAGCTGCTCTCCATTTTTCCACACTTGGATTTTTTCGATTTGTTTCATTTTTTTTATTTGTTTAAGGTTTATGATTTTTTACTAGAAAGGACATAATGCTTCTAAATAAAACACTATACCATCATCATCAATCCCAATTGAGAGAAGAACAGTTAAAGGTTCCCAATAATTTGTGAGTATAAGGAAATATCCTAAATTCCCCAAAATGGTAACATTTTCTATTTGCGTACCAATTCCTAAATTCCCACTATATGTTACGTTTTGTACTACAGTAAAAGGAACCGTACAGGTATCACCAACTACATCTCGCTCTGCTGACAATCCCATAGTTCTAATACTAGCATCTAAATTAGATTTTACAACTAATTGATTAGAAGACTTGGCTGCATACGAAGCAAATGATGTATTTATATTTACATAAGTGTCAGCATCAGCTTTAGTAATCTGTTCATTGCTTGATGGAATAGTAGTTTTAGCAACAAAAATGTTATTACTTACTGCATTTTGCAAGTTGTTAAAAGATATAGTCTGATTGTTAGCTAGTGCTGCCCAACTCATTTTTAATTATTTTTAAGTTGTGATTCTAATTCTGTAATACGTTTTTCAAGAGCAGCAATCTTTGCTGTATGTACCTGAGTATATGATAAATTTAGTAAACCTTTGTCATCTTTGTAGACTGCACTTGGAAGTATTTGCTCAAAGTCTTGCGCAAAGTATCCAAGTTCTTCTACTCCATTCTTCTCATAATACCTTGCTCCTACATTTGCTATAAGCGAATAGTCAACATTGTTATCCAACAGAGTTTTGATTTTGCTATCTGAAGACTCAAAGAATGAAGTAGCAGTGATGCTACCTAAAGTTGTTAAATTCCCACTTGCACCTGCAAATGTTGCAATAGTTTGAGAACCACCTACACCATTTACAGCACGAATACGGAATCCTTCATTATAGTGCACCTGCATATACATCCAATATGATTCAAGGTATATTGATTTATGTCCTTGTACGGATGGGTCTTCTGTTCCAAATGCTATCTTAGGAGATGTTCCTGCTGTACCATCATTTACTTGAATATTACTTCTGAATTGAGAAGTTCCATTTACTTGCAATCTTGACCCATTATCCGTTGTCGTGCCAATCAGCACGTTGCCGCCAGTTGTAATTGCAAAATAATTAGTTGGCCAACCTGTAAATGTGCTTGGTGAATTGTTTGCTCTATATCCAATTCCAAATGAATCAGCAATTCCCCACGCTGATGTTACTTGTCCAATAGTCCAACTATGATTTGAGGCAGAAGTATAAAATAAAACAGAAGGTCTGTCACCACCTGTTGAACCTGTGGAAAATTCAGATACAATTCCAAAACTATGATTACCTTCTACATTTCTAACTTTCAATGCAGGAAAATAGACACCTCCAGCAGATTTAGTATTGTTTATATTTACTAATCCCTCATTATTTAAGGAAGCACCACTAACAATTAATTTTGATTGAGGATTTGTTTCTCCAATTCCAACATTTCCGCCTGAGGTGATGGTCATTGCTTGAGTCAAACTACCAGCAGCAGGTCTAGTGTAAAATTGTAATTCTGTTCCAACATTATCTGTAATTGCAGAAGCTCGTATTAATGCAACTGTTGAAACGCTTGAATTATACCAAGATAAACTGCCTCTATTACCACTTGTAACAGAACTTGAATTAGACATTGCAATTGTAACATCGCTAGTTTTTCCAACTTGTAATTCAGCAGCAGGACTAGCCGTGCCGATGCCTACGTTGCCGCTAGATAATATTGCAACATTAACATTGTTGTTTGGCGCAACTCTAGTTCCTAAATATAAATTACCACTACTTTGTGCTGACCATAAATAAGCATCTCCTGTTGATGTGTTAAATCCACTTCTTATTCCACCTACACCATTTGAAGGTCTAAATAAAGTTACTTGCTCTACTGTTACACCGCTAACTGTTGTTGTATCTGCTGCATTACCTTGCACATCTAATTTTAATACAGGACCTACACCAATCCCAACATTCCCCTGAACCAACAATCCTTGCGCAGGTGCTGCCGATGGTGTTCCAATAGATAGTCCACTATTCGAACCCAATGTCATCGCTTGGGTGAAGGAGATAGCATTGCCTGCCGTTCCTGATGGGGCGGTTCTCCAAATATGCTGACCGTCAAATGTTTCATACAATGCAGCTGATGCACTGATAATATATTGCCAACTTCCAGAAGGATTTAAAATTGCGTTTGATGTAATAGCAATGGTTTCAGTAGTTCCAGTACGAGCAGAAACTGAGCCAGTTGCTCCAAGTTGAAATGCAACTGAACCTGAAAACCACGCACTCGGTGTAACTCCTAAGCCAAGGTTACCTGAGCCTGTTAATGTAAGTTTTGTATTTCTATTATTAGTTTGAAATAATATCGGGCCATTTTCATAATTACTTAGTACTAAATTAGACCCTGTTCCTGCTGCTGATTCTATTACTCCACTATTTACCCAAGAGGCTACACCAAATGCAGTTGTTCCACCTGCAAACATTGTTATATATTTATTTCCGTTTGGTATATTGGTATTTAAAACTTTGTTTTCGACAATATCTACACTAGAAGTTTCAGTTCTTAAATTCCCACTAAACCTACCTGTTCCGTTAACATCTAGCTTAAAGCCTGCGTTTGAAGTGACTCCAACTCCTAAATTGCCATTACCATAAAGACGTAATAAATTGTCATTATTGAAAAAGCCTAAGCTTAGAAAATTTGAGTCAGATTGGTCACCAGCATAATTAAAACCTAAATATCCGCTATTTTTTGTGTTTCCTGATTGACCAATAAAATGTACCATTGTATTACCAACGCCCATGTTTGCATTAAACGCACCAGTAATCCATTGAAAAATGTCAGTTGATGAACTCGCAAAGCTTAGAATTGGAGTTACATTTCCTCCTGTATTTGTTAAAGTTCCTCCCGTCAAAGGAAGGAATGGACCACCAGTCACATAGGTATTAGAATCAACTGAACCGTCAGCTTTTAAAAATTGACTACTTGTACCACCGCTTTTTATAATACTTGATGCAGTTACAGAACTTGTAAAGGTGGCCTCTCCAGTCGTAAGCATACTAAACCTAGTATTACTATCTAAAGCAGCCCAATTATTTGCAATTTTAAATTTATCGGAATCTGAATTATCAATGCCCATTGACCAGCCAATAACCCCTCCAATATCAAATGATAAAATTGGGTCTCCTCCTGTTGGTGAGTTAGTTCTTAATGCTAAAACAGAGTTAGAAGTGCTTGTTGTCCCAGTATTATACATATATATAAAAGGGACATTTGTGTTTGATGGGTCAGTATAGCTATTGTTATTATTTGAAATAGTAAAACCAGTATTTGTTGTGCCATTTCTTAAAATAACACTTTGCAAAGTATCTGTCTCGGTATAATTAGGAATGTTTAAAGTACTACCTACCAAAGTAGCTGCACCACTTGTTCCAGTTGTGGTAAGCGTTAAAGTATTTTGCTTAGAGTTAAAAGTACTCCAATCCGTTCCGCTCAATGCTCCTGTTACTCCTGCACTTGCTAGACCTAAGCTAAGTTGTTGAGTTGATAACGAAAGTCCATTAGCCGTTCCTAATGTAACTGCGTTATGACGAGCAGCCGTGTTGGCAGCTACGTTTGTGTTAGCGTTTACCCTAGCTTCTGTGTAGTATAGATTAGTCCCTTCTGCAATATTAGTAGTAGTCAATACAACTACTCCAGTCTGACCATTGACGCTAGAAACTCCTGTTACTAAAGAACCAATGTTGCCATTTAGCTTTTGGATAGCAGACAGAATAGAATCAGCAGCACTAATCGTTCCTGCTCCACTTGTATAGCCTGTAAGAACAGAAGCAATGGCTCTAGCATTAGTAAAGTAAAGGTTACCGCTTTCAGGAACTACACCTGTGTTTAATGTTTGGAATGTTTTATCACCTCTAAAGTACTGAGCAGTAGTTCCAGCGGTAATTGCGTTTTCCTTGCTATTAAAAGTAGTCCAATCAGTAGATGACAAAGCACCATTCTGTGACCCACTCGCAAGCTGCAAACTCAACTGCTGCGTAGACAAGCTAAGGCCATTGGCAGTACCAAGAGTCACCGCATTGTGTCTTGCTGCCGTATTCGCAGCGACATCGGTATTCGCACTAACTCTTGCCTCGGTATAATAAAGGTTGGTTAACTCAGGTACAACGCTAGTATTTAAAGTTTGGAATGTTTTATCTCCTCGATAGTATTGTGCCGTTGTGCCAGCAGTTATGGCATTTTCTTTATTGTTAAATGTTGTCCAATCCGAGGAGCTTAAAGCGCCTCTATTTGTACCGCTTGCCGTTGGTAAATTAAAAGTATGCGTAGCAGTAGCACTTGCAATATTAAAGTCCGTTCCGCTTGTCCCTACTGCAAAGAATTGAACTTGTGCAGTCAGGCCGTTTAACGCAGTTAATCCAGTTGTAAAGGTGGTAATTATTTGACACAAGTGAGGCCCTTCTGTATGTAGGGTAAGTGTTCTACCTACCGGAGTTACATAGTAACGAACCGCAAGTCTATCAGTCAACGCAAGTACAGTAGTAGGTACTGCAAGCGAAGAGAAATAAGGGGCTATTGTTGTACCGAAAGAAATTAACTCAGGGTTTGCACTATTGCTAGCAATCAAAGTAGCCGTTCCGCTTGAATTAACCTTGTAAAGCTCTACATAGAAAGTAGGAGAACCTCCCCCACTTGACGCACTAAAGAAACTTTCAAAGTTCCAATTACCAGCTGGAATCTCTAGCAAGTTTGGGTCTCCAGCATCAGTAATAAACGAAGCAATGTATCCGTTTGAGTTTCTCGTAAAGTCAGTTCCTGCACCCAAAATGGGAACTTTATTCATTTCTAGATAAGCAACGCCTCCAATAGTACCTTGGCTGACTGAGCCATTCAAGTAGTAACTTACAGATGACCCTCCACCGCTAGACTCAGGAAAGTCAGCCAATGAGCCGTCACCTCTGACATACTGAGCAACTGTTCCTGCACCTGTAACTGCAATCGTTCCAGCAGTTGTTATTGGACTATTTGCCACGCTGAAAGCCGACGGCATAGTTAACGCAACCGAGGTAACCGAACCAGTTCCATAAGCAGTAGAATCTAGTGTACCGTCTCCTTTTACGAATTGACTTGCCGTGCCAGCAAATATTTGAGCTTTATCAATTGTTAAAACCTGAGCATCCGTAACCGCCAAGCCATTAGCTGGACTTCCAATTGTTACAGGCAAATGATTTTGAGTACTTCCAGCTGGGTCAACTGGGTCTTGACCTTCTGATTCAACAAATCCAGCAGATGCAGGCCTTGAACCTTCTCTTACTACTGATGTTCTGAATTTATTTATGTTAATATCTGCCATTTATGTAGTTGGTTCAATTCCTAAATCGTAAAGCTCAATTTGTGCCGTTCCTGTTCTGCAATTTAGCTGATAAGAAACAAGCGCCCAATAACGACCATTAAATAAAAAGGATTTCCAAGGTTCAATTTGTTGTCTTTCTAAGGTTCCTATAATTCTATAATTTGTTCTACCTTTTAGGTTAGCTAATTCTTGAACTATAATGTCAAGCAAAGGTAAAGATTCCACTCCATCTCTTGACCATTCTTCTGAAACAGGATTGCCAGCAATTAGCAATTGAATTGCTGAAGCTGAATTGCTAGTAATAGCATCTCCAATGTATGTGTCGTAATCGGGATGCACATTTGAATAAGCAGTATTTGTAATCGCTTTTACTCCTAATTGAGAAAGAGATAATCCGTCAGTTTTCTCAATTTTTAACGAAAGGTCATCATATCGCAAAGCATATCTGTTTGCAGTTCCTGATTTACAGATTAATTGGTAAAGTCTTATTTCAACCTCTCCATCTGTTGGTACTACAACATTATTTATCGCAATGCTATTCCATACTGAACCAGCAGTAACCGCAAACTCCATAATGGTTGATGTAGCAGTCCAATCAAAGGTTGTTGTTGTATCTCTATATAAGTATTGATTTCCAATTTTTACCATTAAGCCGACCGCATGAGTTCCAATTGCTGGAGAAATTGCAAAACTGCTACTAACTCTTTCAACCCAATATTGAAAGGTTAAAGAAATAGTATTCGCCGTTTCTTGTGCGATTTTTATTGCCCCACCAGTACTATTGGTATTTGCAGAAATCCAAGAAATATTAGGGTCGCTTGTTCCTGATGTTGTAGTTGTTGTCCAAATTTGACAATATTCACCACTTCCATCCGACACATATTGAACTAAAGCAGTATTCCCACTAGGAACGCTACTAGGTTGATTGCTGGGAATAGCATTGTGATAATCCCATAAATTCAAATGATACGTATTTGGATAAGGAGAAACTGGCGACATTACAAACCATTCTGCACTTAAAAACTTTGCATCAAAAACTCCTCCTTGAGAATCTAAGTCTAAAACACCTAAATTTAAAAATGCATTAAAATCTGTAAATACTCTTCTCGCGGTTTCTTCAGGTCTATTTATTTCGCAATCAATTTCAACTCCATTTACTATTGTTTCAGTATCTTCTAAAGTTTGTTCTGCATCAAATAAATAAGCCTTGTAATCTGTTTTTGACAATTCATTTAATCGAATTACATAAAATTGGTCTTTCCATAGGAATACTCGGCAAAGAAATGGATTTACCATTCTTTCAATTGTGTCCTTTAAATGTAATTGTTGGTTTTCAGTTACAACACCATTGGTAAACTTTGCAGTCTCCCCATCTGTGTAGATTGCATTTAATGGAATGTTAAATTGTTCAAAAACACAATCATCAGAATCCATTCTCGTTTCGTGAATTTCACACCCTATTAAAACTTTACGTTGTTCAATAAAGCTTTGATTTAATGCACCAACAACGGCAGATAATGCTTGGTCTTTTGGTTGTGGCCAAGAAGAATAATCTGAACGAATGGAATCAAAACCTTTTAATCCGTCAATTGCAGTAAAAGAAAAAAGCTTCTTACCACTTGAATAAGGTGATGTTATAAAATCAGGACTAATAAAACCAGTAAAGAAAATTGTTGGCCCTTCTGATAAAACAACTTTCCATGTTCTATTTCCTCCAATTAAAAACTCATTAAAATCGCCTGTTTCTCCAGCAATCGTAAAATCAACTGAGGAGCCAATTATTGTTTCTAATGGGTCATTTCCTAAGTTGCCCCAATTGTACGTTATATCATTAATTAACAAGTCTAGTACGTCTCCTGAATAGCCTTGCTTATAAATTTTTAAATTCCAGCAATCCCCTCCGTAATTCGTGCCATAATCGCCTTCGTATTTTAATCCGTAATCATTTGTCGGAGCATTAGTGCCACTTAAAAAAATTCCAAGCTTAGTATCTTGACTAGGCATTGTAAAGCTAAATGAAAGATTAGAAGAGATTAAGGTGTTGTTTGGAGAAGAATACCATTGAGCAGAGGTATAGCCAGTAGCAGGAATAACCGCCAATGTTAAAACATCACCTTCTGTATAAAAGTCAGCTGGAGTACCTCCATTAACTGTGACAACTCCAATTCCTTCACGAACCGTAATTAATAACCTATAATCGTTCATTATCCTTTATTTATTCTGTTGCCTGCTTGACCTAATACATAAACCAAATCTGAACCCCTAACGACAAACTCTCCACTTACGTCTCTATTTTGAGTAAATAAACCTCCTTGTACGCCGCCTCCAAGAAATGAGCTTCCACCGCCAACACCTGATGTCCCAACTGATGAGCCACCTCCTCCACCTCCTCCAATACCTGATGTAATACCACCTCCTCCACTTCCTCCAATTTTAGCTCTAATAAATCCAGCCAAAGCAATCAATGCAACACCAGCAGCAATTGCGGTTGCTGGGTTTTTAAATGCAAGTTTAATAGCAATCATTCCAACTCCGACTTTAATAGCCGCTTGTCCTAATCCTTCAGCAATTGTAGCAATTCCACCTAATAAAGCTTTTCCAGCAGCTTTCACAACATCTCCTCCAGTAGCTAAAGCCTCTCCAATTGCAAAACCAATATCTCCTAATCCATTAACGGCTCCTGAGGTAATAATTGCAGAAGCTTCGGCATTAAAGTCTTTTAAAGCCAATAAGAATTTAGTTTTTTTAGAGTTGTCAATGTCTGCAATCTCAGGCTCAATAACTATGCTTTCAGCTAGTTTATCTAAATCCAATCCAATAGGCATTGGCTTTGCAAGTGATTCAGCCAATGAAATAAAATTGGCATCTAATTCTTTGGCTAATTTAGTTTGCCTTTCAAGTAGAAAATTAGCAGTATTCATTTCGGGATTACCAGCCAAAATTACTTTATTAAGCTTGTCCCATCCTTTAGAATACTCTTCAAACGCTTTTGCTCTTTCCTCAGCCTTTGTTTCGTCGCTTACTTCGTTAAATTGCTCAACTCCAGCAGCAGCCTCAACAGATGCTTTTTGAATACCCTTTATTAATATTGCTTGACCCTCTAATTTATTAGCATAAATTGGATTTAAAAGAGAAAGCAATTGCTTTCCAAAAGTTACAAAGCCATTTTCCCCAGTATATTGAGCAACTGTATTAACTGAATTTAAAGAGGTTACCAATTTACTGGTCAAACTATTAGCCAAGTCTAAAACACCCGAAACCAAGCCGCTCGAAGAGTTTCCGATTGCTAATTGCAGCTGGGTAAAGTTGTCTCCTAGATTTGATATTTTACCGCCAACAGTCTCAGATATTGCAGCCATTGAGCCAGTAACTCCTTCGGCCTCACCAAGGCTAATTAAATACTCCTGGATTGCCGTATCTGTTTTTTCAACTTCAGTTGTTACACCTTTAAAAGTAAATGCAACGTTATCGCCTTCGGCCTTGGCTCTAATACCAAATTCCTTTAATCGCTCAAACTCTCCAGTCATTGCGTCTAAGGTTGCTTCTGCTAATTGGTCAAATGATTTACCTGTTGATGAGGCAAGGTCTCCCAATGCCGTCATTTCTCTGACCGTAGGCGTAAAACCTCTATTGGCTAACTTTACAAAAGCGTTTGTTAATTCGTCAACTTGAAAAGGTGTTTTTGAGGCAAAGTCTACAATTTGATTCATTGCCACCTGAGCCGCTGAACTACTGCCCAAAGTATTGGTTAAAACCGCTTCCATTTTTTGGAAATTGGCGGTCGTATCAATAACCGCTTTGCCAAAACTTAGAATCGCACCAACTGAAAAAGCAGCTCCCAAAGAAGTTAAAGCAGTTGAGGATATTTTTTCGAACTTGCTAAACTCTTTACCTGACTGGTCAAGTTTAGAGTTTACCTCATTAAACTTTTTATCGAACTCGCTAATTTTAGCGCCAATCTCGACCTCTATTCTTGGATTTGCCATTTTTCTCTAGTTTAGATGCAATTTCCAACAATTTCTTTGCTTTAGCAAAGTCTTGCGGTGTAGACTCCAAAGGCTTTGGTATATTATCCCAAGCCAATGGCCAAATCTTAGTTGGGTCTAAATTAACCCCTTTCTTTAAATGAGGTTGCAATAAAATAATCGATTGCTTACGCATTGCCTCAATCATATCCTTTTGGTCTATCTCGTGGCCTTTTACTAAAACCTTTAACTCTTTACGGCTTAAATGAAAAAGCTGCTCATAAGGGATTTTAGTCCGACCTACGAGCAGCAATAAATTCTCGCGAGCATTATAATTCTCGCTTTCGTTTTCACTTACGTTTTTTTTTCTTCGGTACTTTCACCAATACCCAACTCCAAAAGCAAGTCGGCTAAAACGTCGTTAAATAAATTAATTACCTCTTTGCCCTCAACCCAAGTTTTTAACTCATCTAAGCTAATTGGATTTGCCGATTTACGAATGCAAGCAACTTTATGGCATTCAATAAGCAAAGCGTAAATTAAATCTAGCTTTGGCATTTTTCCATTTTGAAAAACTTCACCTAAACTTTTTCCAGTAAAGTCCTCGAAATTAGCCAATGCCCCAAGATTTGGGTAAAAGAAAATCTCCCCTTCTTTAAAGGGAGTAAAATGGTATTTAGCCATATATGTTTATTAGGTTGGTATAACGCTAATTACTGGAGCGCCAGCAAAGTCGAAAGTTCCTGAGAAAGATACTTGAGAGTTTCTTTCTGCCGTAACTTCAAGAGAGTTTAATTGAGCGTCAACAGTAATAATTTTGTCGCCTGACTCAGTACCACCAAAAACCAATTCAAATACTTTTCCGATGTCTTCCATCAAGTCAAAAGCTGATAGGTTGGATGCTCCAGTAGATGCAAAATCTAGGTCTCCTGAGAAAGAGAAAGAACCTGACTTGTCGCCGCCTTCAAGTCTAACTCCGTAATCGCCTGTGCAATCGTTTCTTACAATTACAGATTCGTTGGAAATTGAAACAGAAGCGGAGGTTTTACAAACGACTGGAAGATTATTCCACTCAAATGTAAAGAAATTGCCTAATTGATATGTTGCCATTGCTTATTCGTTTTAACAAATATACATAAATTTTTATTTATCAAGATACTTGGAAAACATCCAAGGTATAAGACAAGATTTTTTGGTAAGCTATTTGGCTACTGCCTTGCTCAATTTGAACCCTAGAAAAGTTCTTTCGGATGTTTATCGCCTGTAAATCATTCGGCAAATCAAAATCCGTTAAATTCATTTTTAGCTGAATAGCATTTGAAATATTTTCAGAAAGCTTTTTACCTCCACTTCCTTGTGGAAACTTTGTTACAATGCTAATTTGAAAAACTGCGTTTTGTCTAATCGAGCAATCGTTATTTGTTGTTTCAGCCTCGTTTTGGTCTGTAATAAGTACGTAAGCCTGAGAGCCTAAATAAACTGCTGGATTGATTGTAGACGGCAATTCTGTATCATGTACTGGAATAGTTACCCCACCAACCACCAAAGGAGTAATTGCGTCTAAAACTGCTATTCTTATATCAGTCGAAATCTCTCTCATCCTAAGTCTTTGTTTATTTCGTTTTCAATTTCTTGCACCAAGTTAGCGGTATTCCTAAAGAAAGCTGGCATTAAATAAGGTTGTCCAATAATACGACCTTCACCATTTCGGTAAAATCTTCTTGCAATGTCTCTAACCTCTTGGGTGTATTGTGGATTTGCAAGAATCTCTCTTGCACTTAATCCAGTACCAAACTCCAACCAAGCTTCAATTTCAAATACTGGGTCTCCTGATTGAACTCCAACTTTCCAATTTAAGCCATCGTTTTCAACTACTTTGTCAATCCTTTGCTTAATGTTAAGAGGCTGACCTTCCCAACTTGCTGGAGCGTTTCTAATCGCTTCAATTTCAATATCGGTTGCAGTACTTGATAAAATATCTTTGACCGCATCAATTACTGAATCGCTCTTTTTATTTAAATCTCTTAAAGCCGCATCCAATCCTTTAACAACTACACTCATACCGCAACCATTGTGATAATGTACTCTTTGTGTTGCCTCTGCTCATTTACTTGTACGCCTAAAATCTTGTGGTATTTAGAAGCATAAAGCACTTGGTAAATTTCGCTAGGAACAAATGACGTTCTGTACTGAATCGCTATTTGGTATGTGTTTGGCAATACCATTTCTCCAGCCTCTAATCCATTGCTTCCTCTTGTCTGCTTAACAGATGCAAAGGTTGTTAAAGTCGTTGATGGAGTTGGTGTTGTTCCTCCAGCTCCATCGCTTACAGATTGAAAGGTTACAAAAGAAACCTTTTGGTCATATTTACCAAAATTAATCATACGAATAGGTCGGCTCTATATTTTAACTCAGTTGTAATGCTAGACTTTTGAGCGTAGTAAGTTTGCATATCAATTATGTTCTGTCGATAAGCAAAATCTGTTGCAATCCTTTTAAGCATCGCCAACTTTAAATCTTGAGGCAAAGGATTTGAATTATTAAACCCAGCTGAATAAGTGTAATTTTCAATTTCGGTTTCGTCTGTTGTAATGTCTGAAACCCAAGGACCAAATGGATAAATCCTTTCGTCTCGCTTGTTATTTGTAACAGTAACATTGCGTTGAACGTAAAGCATACCGCTTGCTTTTTCAGACTCAATCCTTGCAGCTGGAATCAATTCGCTAGTTAACAAACTATCCCAATCTGAATAGTCAATCTGTAACCAAGCTTTAGCTTCTGCCAATGTAATTGGCTCGGTTGCTACTTGATAATTGTAGCTAATGTCTAAAGGTCTAACAACGCTCATTTCGTTTTAATTTTTTCTTTGTCCACTTTGACCCAAACGGCCATGCCTTTGTCAACCAAGTAGGTGTCATAGGTCTTGCCTACGCTTAAAACCTCACCTTTTTGAAATGGCGCCAAGTCAATCAATAATTTTATCATAAATGTACCGATTATTTTTGTAAATGTTTTTTATCATTCCAAGGCTCATCATCTGTCCAAAGTCGGTAACCATGAAAAACATAAAGAGACCTAATCAATCCAATCTTTAAATCTAACTCTTTAACCCTCATTGAAAACAAAGAATCAAAAGCCAAACTATTTTCTGTAAACTTAATCTTTTTCCATGTTTTATACTGAAACGCCATAAAAAAGCCTGCGATATATTCTTTAATTTCTTGAATGCCTTCTTCTTTATATGAATTAGCTATCTCAAAATGATTTCTAATGTTTAAATCGTTGCTAAAGGCTTTTCCATGCAATTGATGTTTTGACCTTAGCCGATTGGTATAACATCCAACCAACCCAAATTTGTATCCATCTAAAGACAAAGCATCGTTTATTCTTTTGCCCCAGTCGGGAGTCAAATAAAGTATGTCACCGTCTTGCATTACAATCCAATCATCGTCTTTTGCATTTAGGCTGGACAAGTATTCATTGTAGGCTTTTCCTATATCTTTGTCTAAGCTAAAAGGATTGGAGTAAAATATTCTCATTTGTAATTTACAAATTCAGGGCGCTTCAAAAACTCTTCGTAAAGCTTCAAGTTTTTTTTACCGCTTTCTCTTCTATCATTAATTGATAAAGAAGAATTAACCGCAAACCTCCAATCTAAAACATCAAATAAATCTAGGCTATTTTTTACATCCATAAATGCATGAGGAGTTAATCCTAAGTCGTGTATTCTTTGAGAATATTCTACGTGTTCAAATCCCCAAAGTCCAAATTCAGGCCTCATTCCACCTGCTACTTCAAGGCATATATTTTTTAAGTAAAGCATACACCCATTTGGCGCAGTATATGTCATTAATCCTTCATATTCACCGCAAACCCTAATCGAAGGACTATAAATAACATTGTTGCTTTTTTTGTCAAATGTCAAGCACAAGTGGTTAACACCAGAATTAATATATGGCTTATACCAATCATCTGACTTAGGTCTTACATCGTCATCACAAAGAAAAATTTGGTCATGTTTATCAGCTAACTCTAAACACTTGTTTTTAGCCTTAGCTATTCCAACATTTTGCTCAAACCGATAATCAGATTTTACTGGAGTTATAGATGCATCATCAACTACAAAAATTGTAGCATTGCTTGGCAAATACTTTTTCCATTCGCTTAATGTTTCTTCAAATACTTCTTTCCTATTGTGCGTTGTTATGCAGACTGCGATTGTTTCCATTCTAAGAATTTTGGATGTTCTGAAAATAAATTTTGATTATATTTTTGATTGAATAACTCTAGCTTGGACCACATCAAATCATTTCTATCATTAATGTTTCTTTGTTTTAATGTTTGGCTACCCAAATGATTTACTTTAGCCGAAGGAACCAACATTGGAGGCATATCAATTTTCTTTAACTGCTCAATTAATGAATTGTCAGCAAACCAAAAATCAAAATCCTCATCAAGGCCACCAATTTCTTTGTACAATGACCTTTTCATCATAAATGCCCAACCTGATAAGTTTCTTCCGCATTCCCATCCTTTTTCATTTTCTGTGACATCCTTTTGTCTAAAGTCAGCCATTGCAATAGGACTAACAATAGGATAGTCAGCAGCTAACAAACCATGCAACCAGCCATTTTTAAATATCAAGTCATTGTTACAAAACATGACCCAAGGAGCATTACCTCTAATTGCACCAAAATTTAAAAATTTGTTATAGTTAAATTTTGAATGAGGATTGTATGTCGCTGCATTTTTATAAAACAAATTAGTTTTTTCTTCTATAACAATACAATTTACTTCCAAGCCATTTGCTGCTTGTATGCAACTATCAATCGCTTGCTGAGTCATTCTCGACCCCATTTTTGTAGCATTTGAAATAAACACCACATCTACTATTGGATTCATATTACCTTTTCGTTTATTTCTTATGTGGGGAATATACTCTTGAGCAACGGTTGTTAAATCGCTGTAATCGTAATGGTAAAGAACTTTATTAATATTAAACTCTGAATTAAGATGTGGTTTTAGAATCTTTGCATAAGCAGCATCCTCAGCTCTAGGTAAACTAGGAAAAGAAACCTTTGTAGAAACTTCCTTTTTTATTACTGCAATATGATTTGGCAATCGATAATAAGCTTGCTCTGTATTGTAGTCGTTAGGAAAATCTTTAGAATAGTAACAGATTTTAGGATTGTCCCCATTTAGGGAAACAGAAACCTCAAATACAATTGAATCTGCATCTGAATCAATTGCCTCTAAAATAGTTGAAATGTAATCAGGCTCAATTCGGTCGTCACAATCAACAAAAGAAATGTATTTTCCGCTTGCCATGCTTATCATAAGATTTCTCTTATCTCCTAGCATAATGGTTTTATTATCTATTAAATAAATAATTTCAACCTCCTTTTGGTCTTGTTCTGGCAATGCCTCTAATTGACCATAAAGCATATCCAATGATTTAGGCAAAAAGGTATTTCTTCGGCCTGCTACTGAAGGCACTAAAATTGATAATTTCATTTGAACCAAATTATTCCTGTACCTGAATGATGACCAATATCTGTCCAATCTGCTTTCTGCTCTGGAATTTGTTCCCAAAGTTTAGAAAGCTCATCAAAAAGCACAATATCATCCATTAGAACTATTCCTTTCCATTTAATTTCTCTTAAATGATTTAATACTTCTTGTTCGTAAATTCCATCATGCATAGTGTCAATAAACAATAAATCAAAAGAATCATCAATAAATTTATGACCATTTTCCATTATTGAAAACTTAACATTCTCAGGCTTATCATTTAAAGAAATATAATCTTCAACATCATAGGTAAATACCTTGTTTCCTGATTTAGATAGACAAAGAGCTGAATGACCTCTAAAAGTCCCTAATTCCATAATATTACCTTTTACCTGACCACCAATCCAGTCAAGTAATCTATAATGCTCTTCTCCAGCTTTCATATCTATATATTGAAAATTGGTATCATCATTTGGAATTGATTCCATGATTTTAATCATGTCAATTGAATTAAGCGTTTTTTTTGTAGGTTTTTTCATAATTATATTTCGCCACAAGGCTTACAATTTTTCTTGAAATACATTTCGCAATGTGTTCCTTCATGATTGCTTGGCTCCTTATCAAAGTAAATTTGAGTCTCTCCAGGCTTTGCAGTAAAGCGCTCGCAAGTTAGTTTCAGCTTGCATCTTTGAGGCTTACACATCGTAAATGTTGCCATATCTTATAATTTGTTTTAAAGTAAATGATTTTGAACGCGTTTAACAAAAAAAGGCGGGAAAATTTCCCGCCCTTTCACCATTAAACTAAACACACACTAAATATTAGGTAGTCTCAAGAAGCGCCTTTGCAGCTGCAAAAGTTCCTTTAACCAATACTGGAGTATCGTTAGCAGAGATAAACTGCACCAAACGCTGCTCAATTCTTACAGTCTTCAAGTTGTCGATGAAGTCATCGCCAGACTCTCCGATAGCTACCTGAAGTCCGCTTCTCAAACGTACGTTGATTACTGAAAGGTCACCACCTACAAAGTTGGCAGCCGTTCCAGTCAAAGCGTTGGTTGGGATAATGTTTACACCCCAAGCAGTAATTCCTCCGTTTGCGTTAAAAGTAACGCCAGCTGGCAAGATATATTGCTTCTCTGCATCCTTCTCAGAAAGCATCAAGTGATACTGTCCAGTCTCAACAAATACTCCTGTAGCAGTTCCGTTAGCAGCTCTTACTTGAGCGATAATTCCGTGGATAACATCCCAGTTAGTAGCAGACTCAACACCACCAGCCATTGAACCGCCAGTGAAAGTGGTAGACTTAGAAAGCAAACCAGCAAGCTGAGGAGATGTACCGTTACCAGTAAACAATTGGTTTTCGATTACAGTCTCAACACGCTTCACGCCATTGGTTTGGATGTAAGAAGCCAAGTAAGCGGCATCTTCCAACATTTCCATAGAAACCTTCATGTGTACACCGATTTTTTCAACCTTAGCTCTTTGCTCCTTGTATTGTACGTCGATTTGAGTTTTCTCAACACCTTCGCCAATCATTACTGGAGTTCCTTGCTGGTCATATTCTTCAACCCATACTGCATATTGAGTTCCGATTGCTCCAACACTTGCGTTAGCAAGGTAAACCAACAAACGCTGGCGGATAGGAGAAACAACACCAGTAAACTCGGAGATTGTTACTTGTCCAGAAGAAGCTTCGTTAGCGATAGTTGAAGCCAAAGTGATAGTTCCAACTGACTTCTCGTTGATTTCAAATACCAAAGGAGCTTTCAAACGAGCGTTAGGCTCAGACTTCAATCTTTCGATTTCTGCTTTTACTGGAGCGTAAGCCTTCATAAATGCGGTTTTGAAATCCTCACCGCTTACCTCTTTCTCAACTGCGCTTTTTTGCATTGCGATGTCAAGCTTATCAAGTTGCTTCTGCATTTCTGCTGCATCTTCTTTACTTACTACATTGTCGAATGATTTCAACAATGCTTCTGCCTTTTCGAAAGCCTCATTGGCTTTAGTTTCTGCATTTGCTGCTTTTGCCTTTAGAGCCTCGCCAGCCTCTGCAATGACTGCCTTTACGGCGTCGATTGTTAGATTTTCCATGATTCAAATTGTTT